CGACCTGCATCTACCCAAAAAGCCCGCACCTGTGAGGGTGCGAGCTGTGGTATTACTTGGACGCCTGCTTGGCTTTCCGTAGGTTCTTGATGAGCAGTATGGCTGGGATAAATCCCAGTCCAATTATGCATCCCACGGCGGTGCCATTTGCCATCCCGAGGTTGCCTGCAACGGCTCCTCCGAGCCAGTCACTGGTGGCGTTTCCTAGTCCAGCCCCGACTACTACGCCGAGACCCTTCTGGAAAGCCTTTGGCAGGTAGTTCTCGACCTCAATGCCAGTCATGGCACCGATGATCATTACGAGGTTGTCGATGATACCGAAGGTGATGTATTCAATTGTCATATTTGCATTGGTTGATGTTGATTTGAAGCGACCTGCTTCTACCCAAAAAGCCCGCACCTTGTGGGTGCGAGCTGGGTGTTACCAAGGTAGCAGTGAAGCTCCGAGTTGGCGTTGGATTCGTTGGACGTTCGGGCTGACCTTCGGCGCTTGCTTGGCTATAAAAGCCTTGCCGTAGATGCCTGCGTCTGGGGCTTCCTCGGTGGCTTTCCATCCGAGTTTGATGCCCCTGTATCCTTCGTCTTTCCATGAGTCCCGTGTAGCTTCTAGCTCGTATTCAGCCTCGGCTTTGTCGTATGATCCATAGAGAGTTTCTGTTGCACCGTCGAGCTTGGCGGTGATTTGGAAGTATTTGAATTCAGTCATAATTTTGATGTGTTGATTATTGGCACTCCCCATCTATGCGGGCTTGTGACCGCCTCGTCGTGAGGCTGGGTTACCAATCTATGTCCATCTGATACGTCATCATGACCTGTCGGTCATCTCTCCACTTCCTGTTCGTATGGCGCTTTCGCACGGAGAGACCATCTGGAGTGTCACCCCAGAGAAGGTATCGATTTGGACTGTCAAAGAACGGAACTGCGAGGCCATATTTTCATGGGTTCACAAAGAGGTCAAGCACATAATTGAAGAAAAGTGCCGATTTCTTTAAATAGATCCTTTTTCTGGGAGGTCAGTGCGGTGGAGTAGGGGACAGCTGTGCGGTCATGGCCGTAATCTTGGGCCGTAAATATTCTAGGCCGTAATCTTGGGCCGTGAATATCCCCCGTAGTCATCCCATTAAATGCATCTGATCATCTGGGCCGTGGTATCTTCTGGCACCCGTGGGCTACATATCTACTACCTCACGGCGCATTCATAGCCATCCAGTCGGTGGAGTAGGGGATAGGTGCAGGTAAAAGTGCAGGGAATGGTGCAGGTTACTGTGCAGATAATGAAGCAATCTGAATGCATTACGCTATGGCAGAAGAAAAGGATACCTCACGCGAGGCGCTCTAGGCTAGGCTACAAGCGGGCTACAGGGCAATGGTGCATATATATATGTCGATCCTCTTAGAATTAGACATAAGATATATTGTGCGGTCCAGACAATGCTCACTTGTCCGCGCATGATGGGGGTCGGGGGGGTCAACGTGCGCGTCAACGCTGTTTACATGTATCATAAATCGGGGCTTAAAAAAAAGTGCCTCTCAAGGCGCCCCTCCTGGCCCTCTCCTTAAGGTTCCCTCCTTAAGGTTCCCTCCTTAAGGTTCCTTCCTTAAGGTCCCCTTCCCTTTGGGTTCTCGTCTTAAGGCCCCCTTACTTTTTACAAAAGTATTTACATAAGGGACGAGTGTTCCTTAAGGAAGGGGACAATGAAAAGACCTGTCAAGTCCGTAATCACATAAAGGTAGACTATTTACATTTATTTTACATATTATTTACATATGGCTCCAGGACTTGACGGATTCCCGATATCCTCTCATTGATTAGTAATGCCCACCAAGGAGGAGTTAATTAGTCAAATCTCGGATTCAATTCAGGAGATTGTAAAGGAGAAGGAGGCCATCCAGGCTAGAAGCCTGAGTCGGCATAATCCCGAAAAGGTTGCCGAGATACTTTACCTTTACAGCACGGGCAGTTCGCAGACCAGGATTGTAAAGAAATACGGCATGGATAGAGGGACGGTTATTTCTGTCCTCACGGATTACGCGGACCACCTCGGCAAGTTCAGAGATCTATCAGGCAAGATTGCGGCCAAGAACTATCTTAATCTCTCCAGCCTTGAAGAGGACCTCATAGAGAAGGTCAGGGACAGAATGGAGAATGACCCAGAGATGGAAGTAAGTTTCAAGGATCTCAAGGAGTTATCCATAGCGAAGGCTAATGCTTCTAGAGAAGCGCTTACTGCACGGGGCGAGGCTACGCAGATAACCGAGGACAGGAAGGTATTCACCCAGGATGACTACGAGGCTACCATTAAGGCAGCAAGGGATAGAATTCAGAAGGCTAAGGTAATAAACGCGGAGGTTAAGGATGCCTAGGTCAATCATAGATGACAGCTATGAACCCATCTATGACCAGATTCGGGGAATCCTGGGAGAGCATTTCGAGAACTACTGCTTCATAGTAATGGACGAGCAGGGAGAAGTCTTCTTTGATTACAACCATCTTCCAGCTGGTAGAATGCTTTTGCATGAGATGGAATACGAGATACGGGAAGATAACCTGGAGATTGAGTGGGATTTCGATGGTGACCCCGAGGATCTGGAAGAAGAATGAGCATTGAGTTCACAAAGCACCCGATTCTGGAGTCCCCTACTGACGAAGAGATTGTTATATTAGGTGAAGCGGATCCCAAGTTACTAGCTTCTTTGCACGAAGCTCACGAGGGTAGAATCCTAGCGGCGGAGACTGACCCCTTGCGTCATGGCTTTGACCTACCAGGGTGGGGCCGTATGCGTGACGCTATCCAGGATTACGACGAAGTCATAACCTTCGGGGGTAATAGAAGTGGTAAAACCACTGGCTGTGCTAAGATGCTTATGGAGGCCGTTACTAATAACCAGGACGGTCACGTTGTGTGCTTCAGCCAGAATGCGGACACCTCAGTAAAGGTGCAGCAGGCTGCGGTCTGGGAGATGATGCCCAAGGAGTTCAGGAAGAAGACCAAGAGTATTGAGGGATATATTAACTTCAGTATGCAGAATGGTTTCACTGGCTCTAGTTTCATCTTCCCCGATACCAGGACACGGGTGGACTTCAAGACCTATACGCAGTTCAGTAATAACCAGACTATCCTTGAGGGTTTCGAGTTCGGGTTCAAGAAGGCTGATAGCCTGAACATAGGTGCATGGCTGGACGAATACCTGGGGGATGCGGCCCTGGTTAATACCCTTAGGTTCCGCCTAGCTACCAGGGACTCCAAGATGATTCTAGGCTTTACCCCTATTGATGGATACACGCCCTTTGTATCCGAATACTTAAAGGGAGCGGAGACGCTTGAGACTAGGAACGCTGAACTCCTGAATAAAGCGGTCCCAGTAAAGCAATACAGCCCTGAACGAGATGCTGGTATTGTTTATCTGCATTCGGACGAGAACCCCTTTGGTGGTTATGATCGTATAGCTAAGGACCTAAAGAACTCCAGTGAGGACACAATAATGGTCCGCGCCTATGGGCTACCCACTAAGTCAATGACTTCATTGATCCCTAACTTTAGCCCCGAGGTGAATGTTCTATCCGATGAACCAAACAAATACGGAATATCCTTCCCTCCAGTTGATTCACTAACCTGGTATCAGGTAGTGGACCCAGCCTTTGCTAGGAACTACGTCAGTATCTGGGCGGGTGTATCCGAGGCAGAGAATATATACATAAGAAAAGAATGGCCCGACAGGGATACTTACGGAGAGTGGGCGCTATTCGGGGACCCGAAGTGGAGATACGGCCCAGCGTCCAAAAAGGTTGGCTACGATGTTGAGAAATATGTAGAACTATTTCACGAAATAGAGGACGACATGGGTATAAAGGTGATGGAAAGGATAGGGGACTCCAGATTCTTTGCTAAGGAGAATGAAAACAATGTGGACTTATTCACAAGTTTCTATGACCACGGCATGAGCTTTATTCCCTCAGATGGCCAGACGGAGGCCGTAGGTGCCACGGCCCTGGACGAATGGTTCTTTTATAACCATGACTACGAAATTGACGAAGCGAACCAACCCAGGTGTTATGTGCATAAGGATTGCGGAAATTTAATAGAATCAATTATTAGCTATAACTCATCAGGTAAATCAGACGAAGCACTAAAGGACTTCTTTGACGCATTAAGATATTTAAGAATGTCCAATGCTGGAATGGGTCCTGACTATTTCTCGGACTACAGTATGGAAACAACCATGAAAAATAAAGGAGGGTACTAATGCCTAAGATAAAATTAACTGCACTATCAAATGAATACGAAGTAACCTTTGAGGAGGCTATAGGTATTGTCCTGGAAAAGATCCCTGAGGAATACATTACTGGCAGGGGTAAGAACACCTGGATATCCGAAGAGGGCCAGGAGATAATAAAGGAAGGGTTATTTATAGATGAGATAATTCCTAAGAACTATATCGGCAAAGTAATTGCGGAATGCCCGAACCCGAGGTATAATTTTGTATACAACAAGGATATAGGTAAAAAGGTTCCAGTAATGATCCCCCGAAGGTTACAAGGTAGGTTCATCGGCAAGATGATTGACTTTGAGGCCATTGAGGATCTAAAAGGAGTAAGCTATCGTTATGTCAAAAAAAAGCAAAGTTGAGAATACTTTGGACCAAAAGTGGTGCAGGGAGAACTCCGATAGACTAGCGTCATTTGAGATACTTAAACGCTACGTTAAGCACGAAACCAAGGTACCTATGTCCCACGAAGACCTGTATGATAAAATAGGCGTCTCTAAAACGCAATGGTGGAGACTATTACAATCCCTAAAAGAACGACTTAATGATAAGTAACAATATTTCTGAGGCATTAACCTACCTGTCGGATGAACCCGATGTGAAGGCACTGAATTTAGCATACGACCAAACGGTCACTGAACTTGAATCATATTTTGATTTATGCAGAACGTCTTACGACGAACGAAGAAACTTCTGGCCAGGTAAGTCCAGAGATCACCGAAAGCACGGAGCCGATGCATTTCCCTGGGAGGGAGCATCTGACATTGAGTGCCACATCATAGATGAGCGCATTACTCGACTAGTAGCATTGTTTATGTCCTCACTGCGTAGGGCCAACGTTCGAGCCTTTCCCGTAGAAAGCGGCGACATAGCACGAAGTAAATTGGTCTCAGGTTTCCTGAAGTGGATGGTAAGCTCAGGATATATCCCTC